ATACCCTCAGCCGCTGATGGTATAGAAAATTGAAAGTAGTGTTGCGGAGATTCGGCTTCGCATATTCGCTGAACCATTCCTCCGCAAATATCTCAAATTTGACCATGCCGCCTGCGGATCTGCTCTTGCATTCCTCCTCAAATATCACTGCCTGCCGGTTGAGTTCCTTTTCGATCTGCCGTTCGGACATACCGGGTGCAGGCGACCACGTCATCGAACGTGATATCTGCGTCCCGTCCGGCTTATAGCCAACGCCCACCCTTATCTGATATGAGTTTCCGCGTTTTCTTATGTTAGCCATTTAAGCGCCTCCTTGAATATAAACGGCGCTTTCGCTGTTCCATTATACCATAACAGAACGCAGATGTCCAGCAGAAAAAATCAGGAGGGATTGTAAATATCATTTGCCAGCCCCTCCAGATAGTTGATAAGCGCAGAGTACGGGACAAGCAGCTTGCCCCGTTTCCCCTCTCCTGTCCGCAGCGCCGGAATCTCCCCGCGCCGTATGAGCAGACGTATAGTGTGTTCTGACAGCCCCTGCGCCTCCTTTACGCATTCTCTGACGGTAAGCATCCTGCACCGCTCCGGCTTGGGTGCGGCAGGCACCTCCACCAGACCCTCCAGAATCATCGCCAGCCCGCGCAGAATATCATCCTTTTCCTGTTTCGTCATGTAGTCCCTCCAGTCTGTTGCCGGAAATATCAGACATAATAAAACGCCCGATATCCCGAAATATAAGCAGACCGCGGGTAGTGCGCACCCGCCATGGGATATGACCCCCGCCCATTCCTGTGGACAGCCGTCGCCGGAAGTATCATTGTCAGCAGATATCAGCGCTCGTTCCTTGAACGTCCCCGCGCCGGAACGTATTTTATCAGGAATATCATCGCACTTTCCATATCAGCCGTTTTGTAGTCTGCCATCGGTTGTCAAAGAACTTCGACCTCTTGGGTCACTCTGATTATACACCAAAACCCGGCGGCATTTCATAAATATCTTTTATAATAGAATAAAGGATAGCTGTAAAAACTGCAAATCATGTATGCTATAATCAGTATGGGCGGAAATATCAGCCTGATAATAAAACGGAGGGATGGAATGAAACAGATGAATAACAGAATACGTGAACTTCGCAGACGGTCGGGAATATCACAGGAAAAACTTGCAGCGGCACTGAATCTTACACAGGCGAGTATAAGCCTTTATGAAACCGGCGGAAATATCCCGACAGATATGCTGGTAGCGATAGCGGAATATTTCCGAGTTTCAGTAGATTACCTGCTCCGCCGCACGGACGAGCAGCCGTCAGCCCTCACGGTAAGTACGGCGGAATATCACCTGCTGCAACTTTACCGTGGGCTTCCGGGAAGATACCGTGAAGCAGTGAACGCCGCCGTACAAACCATAAGGAAGCTGTAAATATCAGGTATCGCCGTGCGCGCTTCCTGCGGAGCGTATCTCAAGCTTGTCGACCCCCGCCATGACCCTTACCGCAGAACCATTTCCTCCAAGCTCGCGGTAGGGCTTGTAAAGGTAGTCGCAGAGATTTTCATACTCGTCAGAGGTTATCCACCCACGCTCTATGTAGAACATGCCAAGAGACAGAATACGGTCATGTGCCAGCCCGATGAGCATATCCCGCTTGTGATCCTTCCTCTCCGCTTTTTTAGAAAGAAACGCCCACAGCCCTGAAGAAGCCAGAACCGAGCTGAATACAGCGAGAACAATTTCAAACCAGTTATTCATTTCCACCTCCGGATATCATGCGTATCTTAAGTACATTCCATGGCCAGGTGTCAACGGGGGAATACGAACAAAGCGCATGCTCCCGCTGCCGAGAATATCAGGCGGTGTGCTGCCGCCCTCCCAGCCCGTTAAACGGAAAATATCCTTGAATAGCGTTCCACTGTACACGTCTATAGACTGCACCAGTGTCGATGTTTTGTTAGAACTTTTATAGGAACCATCAATATCAACTGTAGCGTTTTCTCCTCCCGTTCCGGTTGACCCCGGCAGATACATTTTAGTGCTATTGCTATTAGAACATAACCCCGTATAATTAGGCTTTGCTGTCCCGTCATATGAATTTCTCGCCCATGTATAACGCCAGTTGTTATTAGAAGTAGCTACATGAACAGAACCGCCAGGTGAAGTATACACCTTTCCTGTAATGGTGTCATCATTAGAATTAAAACTAGTACAAAAAGTTGTCACTCCGCCTGCTTTCATTGCCATGTCAAAGAAAGTATTGCTGCTTGCGGTATAGCGGGCAAATCCTACAGAAAAACCAGCAGGATCGTCCAGGAATACCGATGTGCCGTTCACCTTCCACTTGCCGCCGAGAATTCCCGCAAGAACAGCGTATATATTGTCCTTTGTAGCGTTAAGTTCTGTAACCATAATATCCTCCTTACACTTCTGCCGGCGTCAGGATAACTGGAACGATAATGCCCATATCAGTGCCAGTACCATAAACGTCAGCCAGTATACCTATTTCGTTGTTGATATCGGACGAAACTTTTTCCGTTGATACATACAGCGGCTGCATAGCAAGCCCGGTTATAAGCCCCTTTTTATATTCGTCAGTCATAGCTTACGCTGATGCTCCTTCCTGTTGATTTGTTGGTTATGGAAGATATAGCCCCGTCCGCCCCATTTTGAATTGTGAAGCTGTTTTCGTAGGTCAGCCCTTTTTCGTCCTTGAATGTCAGGTCAAATCCGGTGCCGCCGTGGAACTTTATACCAGTCGTATATGCGGAAGCCGAAATAGTGCCGGAAGATGTTCCTCCGGAAGCCGACCCTCCTCCCATAAGTCCTGCAGCAAGCGGTGTGACGTTCTCAGACCCCTCGCCCACGTGGTTCTCTACTCCGGTTATCGCACCTCCGGACACCTTGACATACGCAAGACAGTACTGGTACACCCCAAGATCGTCACTGTTTGTGAGCGACACCTTGTTGCCGGCAGCCATTGCGAATATTGAGTTGGTCCTCTGCTTCTTGTTGACCTGCAATATAATCGCCGTAATGGGAGCGTCCTTGTCGACAGATACGGCTATAGCCTTGTCAAGTATCGTCCATGTTCCGTTGAGCCACGCCTTTCCGGTATTAACCTTGACTTTGAGTTCAGCGTATTTCGTGACCTTGAACTGCTTTCCATAGGTCGGAAATACACCGTCAGATATCAGACCATCAAACATTGCACCAAAATCTTCAGCGTCATAGGTGCGGTCGTAGGAGCCGTTCACCAGCTCCGCATTGTAGAATCCGTAAGTCAGTGCCATTAAATATCAACCTCCTCGCTGTCGTCTGCGCTCTCAAACGACTGATATTGCTCAAACCCGTCCACGCCTGTTGAAAATGTGGCTTCTGTGACACGCGACGGCACACCTGACGATAGTCCCGTATCAAGCGTTACGATATCGCCGAGGGTAAAATTCACTCCGTATTGAAACTGCCCGTCCGTGCTGTCGGTCTTTCCGTTGACGGTCCCAGTCACCCGGTGCTCCGTCAGCTTTTCCTTTCCCTCGTTCCGGAGTACGGCGGCGTATTGCTCGGAAGTCAGCGTGACCGACTTTCCGGCGCTGTCTGTGGTCTTGTATTTCGCATAGGACTTCACCGCAAGCTCCCGGCGATTTATACCGACAGCCTTCCCGCCGGAGTCATCCGAATCCACATCAAGATATACCTTTCCGACATCAGCGTCCTCTCCGCCGACAATGAGTGCAGCATTGCGGTAGTCCTTGACTGACTGAAGAAACTGGCACTCTGCGATGTTGTTCATAGCCTCCGAAAATATCACGACAGCCGACTTGTCACGTCCGTTGAACAGGCTGAACGTCAGTTTTCCGTCAATAAGTCTCAGCCGCCACCCGATGTGATTTTTCTTGCACATCTCGCACAGAACGTCGTATAGGCTCTCACCCTGATGCTGCGCTTCGACCTTTATTGCCGAAATATCAGCGTCCCCCGAAGCCGAAAATATAAAACCGTCGATTTTCCGGTAATCGTTTTTCGGCGATATCACTGCATTGTCCAGCAGAATTTTTATATAGTCCTCTATCAGCGTATCCTTGACATAGACGTATTCATATATGACCCGTCTGTCAAGCAGCACTTCCAGTGACCTGCCAGTGACAGTAACAATATTCTCATCGTCGCTTGTCCGGTCTATCTGCATGGATTCTATCACCATAGCCCGGTCAGAGCGGTCGTAGGTGATATAAAGTCCCACCGCCATCTTAGCCGGCAGATATGCAAGCGGGAGCTTCAGCTCAAAATCCCCCGCCTCGTAGTATCTGTCCGTCCAGATGAACGATGTGTAAATATCAATGACCGCCACCGGAGTGAATTTGCTGTTAAGCAACCTTATCTCCATTATATGCCCTCGTATCTTATAACTGTCCGGACTGAAACGTCGATGTTCTCCTGCCCCTCGTCCGCAGTGACAGCAAAATCATTCTCGCCGTGAACTATCTCTATCCAGTCCGAGCCTGCCGCAATGCAGTTGAGGATATTGCTCCCGCTTGAAGAAGCCGCGCCGTTTGACGATTTCGCCAGCAGGACCTGCTTGCTTCCGGGATTGGTGTTTATCTGTATGCGGTCTGCGTTTTTCAACTTGTAGCCGCCGGAAAACAGGGAAGTGTCAATAATGAGCTTCTGCCCGGTCGTCTTGTTCTCCACGGTTATCTTTCCGCTTACAGTACCCAGAAAACTAAGCATGATGACAACGCCCGTACGCCCCTCGCCGTCGTAATTGAACGATTTTGTGAGTCTGCGGGTTATCTTTCCCATTATAACAGTCTTGCCGTCTGTGCCCTCGTTTGCAAACGGGAAATGGAACGCGCCGACCTTTGCAAGGAAAGACACTTTCTGGCTCGTTGAGCTGTCGTAGAAATACGGATCAGGACATATGACGGAAATCTGTGTGCTTTCCCGCTGATTGAAAATATCCGGCTCATTGCTCTCCACATATCCGTCGATTGCCGCTTCCCGGTTGTCAGTGACAAACCGAAGCGTTACCCGCTCCTTTACCGGAAAATACTGATAGGTCCTCTGCCGTATGGTCTCAACGCTGTCATTTCCACGGCTGACAAATATCATGCCGAGAACTATGTTTCTTGTATCCACCCTCGCAGAGTTGAACACCGCACCGTCCCTTGAAGCATAACTTGTAACACTTATGTTTGCCTTGACCGGACCAAGCCCGGATATGCCGCTTATCGCAAAGCCGCTCGCCCACGGGTCGGAAAGGGATATCAGCAGGGACTCGCCCTTTGCGTTCGTAACGGTAACACTCTTTATCATCTTATCACCTCCATCATGCGGGAGAACTGGTTGTGAGTCTGGCGGTAAATGGTCTTTGCGTCCAGAGATTTCGGAGCCGTGATGTTCTGCGTGAAGCTGAAGCTTCTGGAGCTGCCCTGCGCCGAAATATCAGCCTGCTGACGTTCGCGGGTAACGCTTATGCCTGCGTCAATGGTCATAGCCTGTTTTCTGCTGAGAAGCGCGTCTATCTTTCCGGCATTTCCCTGAAGCTCCGAAAGGTCAAGCACCGGAGTTATGACAGGCGAAGGGTCAATATCTCCATTAATAATGTCGGATATCTTCCCCACAGCAGCGCTTATGCCGCCCATAGCAGAAGAGCCGATATCCTCGCCCGCCGACCATGAAATATCAGCATAGCCGGAAAGTGCAGTTACAAACCCCTCTCCGGTGAACCTGCCTATTTTGTTGAACACACGAGACGGCGAGTGAATATCAAGCTCGTCCCGGGCAGCCTCAGCCGCAGCGGAAGCCATCTCCCGTGCCGCCTTCTCAGCCTCGGGAATATAAACCCTGATACCCTCCGCAATGCCGCCAACTATGTTCTTTCCAGCCGTGCGGAACTTGTCAGCAGAATTATAAGCGGCCTCAACAGCCCTCCCGAACGTGTCCGAAAGCGCTGAAACGAGCAGATCGCCGGCATTTCTGGCAGCGTTTCCGGCTTTTCTCATCATAGCCTGCATTGCTGTCTGTATCCTGCGCACTGCGTCATCACCGTTGAATGTCTGTACAAATCCGTCCACACCGTCAGAAGCAGTCTGCTTAAGAGACTGCGACAGCGCCGAGAATCCCGTGTAGTTCTCTTTCTGAATATCCCGGTTGAAATATATCAGTTTCCGCACTGAGCGTATTGGCATATCCATATCCACCCCGGAAAGCGTCCCCGCAAAGTCAGCCGAAGCCCCCGCAGCGCCGGAAGCAGCCTCCATGAACGCCGAAATATCCACCGCCTGCGGTATCACTGCGGTCATATCGGCAAGATTTTTCCCAGCATCAGCCGCAGCGGTGACAGCCGGAATATCAAGCCCGGTAACGTTGTCAGAAAACGCCTGTATGCTCGTTCCGAACGAAGCTATCTGCGAGCCGAACGAAGCCAGACTGTTCTCCCCGACAAACCACGCCTTAATTCCACCCTCGTTGGGTACGACATCAGTAAGAGAAGCCATGATCTCGCCAGCCTCGACAGCAGCTTTCACCCGGTCGGTGTCTATATCCCTGACATTAGCTGAGAATTCACTCAGACTTGCGCCAAATCCGGCGATATCCCCGCCGAAGTGCACCAGGCTCTTTTCTCCGGCGAACCATTGCGCCACGCCGTTTGCGTTCGGGATGACATCAGTCAGTCCCGCAAATATCTTTCCCGCCTCAACGGCAGTGGAAACCTTTTCCGGGTCGATACCGGCGGCATTGTCGGAAAACTCTTTCAGCCTGCCGCCGAAATCAGCAATTTCAGCCCCGAATTTTGAAAGGCTCTTCTCGCCTGCAAACCACTGTGCAACACCATTAGTGCTTGGCACCATGTTGGTCATGTCACAAAGCGCCTTGCCTGCTTCTGAAGCTGCAATGATGTTCTCAGGAGAAATATCAGCTGTGACCTCAGAGAACGAAGCAAGCCCAAGACCAAGCGAAACAATATCATTTCCGAACTTAGAGATACTGTTTTCACCCGCGAACCAGCTTGCAACACCACCCTCGTTAGGGATAGCGGAAGTCATGTCACAAAGTGCCTTGCCTGCCTCTGAAGCTGCAATGATGTTCTCAGGAGAAATATCAGCCGTGACCTCAGAGAACGAAGCAAGCCCAAGACCAAGCGAAACAATATCATTTCCGAACTTAGAGATACTGTTTTCACCCGCGAACCAGCTTGCAACACCTCCTTCGTTAGGGATACACGCCGTCATCTCTGCAAGCGCCCTCGCAGCGTCAGCCGCATTTTTAACATTTTCACCGTCGATTCCGGCAACACTGTCCGAGAATTCGACCAGGCACGGACCGAAAGCCGCAATGTCCTTTCCGAAATCGGCGATCGACATACCCCCGCCGAGGAACGAAGCGATGCCCTGAATAAGCTCCGCCCCGGTGAGCGCCAGAATAGCCCCGGACAGTGCAAGCACGCCGTCAAGCACCGCGCTGTCTATTGAACGGATACCCTCAATGAACGGGGTAATGTTTGTCATGAACAGACTAAGGTCATTACCCATCTGTGGAAGACTTCCGGTTATACCCTGACCAATGCCGCCGATGATGTTTCCGACAAATTTGCCGAGTATAGAACCGAGGTCAAGCAGAATATCAGCGCCGCCGCTCATTATTTCATCAAAGCCCGGTATCATTGCCAGACCGCCAAGTGCCGCCAGTATCGCGGTCATTCCGAAGATAGCTATTGCAATACCCAGAATACCCTCCGCCATGCCCGCAAGCTTGACGTTCTCAATGACCTTCGAGCATTCAGCGACAGCAGCGACAACTCCAACAACGGAAAGCAGCGCGTTTATCACCTGAGAAATATCAACAGTGAGCGCCTTAGCCATGCCGTTTATGATGCTGCCGACAAATCCGCCGATAGCGTCGCCAATCGCGCAGAGAAGCTTCGCGCCTTCGCCCACTATCCACATAAGACCGGGTATCTGCGCCAGACCGCCCAGAGCTGCAAGCAGTGCCACAAGCCCCACGACAGCCGCAGCCGCCACGCCGACCACCGTCAGCGCCGTCTTGAAGTCCACGCCCTCCAGTGCGGTCATCATCGGTTTGAAAGCCGCAATAATAAGTCCTATATTCGCGATAGCGCCCACCACACCGGAAATATCATCAGGCATAGCTTCAAGGAATGCCGTTATAAGGCTTCCTGCAAACGCACCGATAGCCTTGCCCAGCTTCGTGAATATCTTTCCGCCCTCGTCAATGAGCCAGCTTACACCGGGTATCTGACCAAGAGCACCAAGGACTATAAGTACAGCAGTCATGCCGCCGACAGCAATGGCAAATCCTGCGATACCCTTAAGTGCCCCTTTTATGTCGATAGAAGATATCAGCTTGGCAGCGGCAGCGATCGCAAGGAACACCCCCGCAACAGCCGCGATAGTCACCATAAGCTCCTCAAGCCCGCCGTCACCCAGAGCGCTGTCTATAGCGTCGAACAGTGTCTTTATCATTTTGACCGCTTTCTGGGCAAGCGCCGGAAGCTTTATTTCGAGCTTGTCCAGAAGTTCAGACAGAATGTCAAACACCAGATCGACCATCTGCGGCAGATTGTCCCTCAGCGATGAAAGCACCTGTAACGCAACAGTTGTGAATGTTTCAGCAAGCACGGGAATAGTCTCAGATATGGACTTGCACACCGCCCTCACGAGCGCTGTCAGAGCCTCCGCAATACTGTCCGCACTGGAGGTTATCGAGGTGCATATCACAACGATTATCTCGCCAAGCGAGCCGGCAGCCACCATGAGGCTTGCTGAAAGGGCAGTGATACCGGCGGAAAGGGCAAGGATACCCGCTCCCGCAAGCACACACCCCACGCCGAACAGTGCCACCGCCGCAGACAGCTTTATTATAGTACCGACCAGAGGTTTAAGAAGCAGCGCCGAAAGCCCTATAACGGTAAATGCCCCCGCAAGCGTGAGCAAAGCCGTTCCGACCTGCCCCGCGCTCATCTTCCCAAGCGCCTTAAGTTCCGGAACGAGAAGTGCAAGCGCCCCCGCCGCGATAAGCAGCGAAGCTGAACCCGCCGCCGTGCGCTTCATCATATTGAGAGCCGCCGCAAATATCAGCAGCGAGCCGCCTACAGCAACAAGACCCTTTGTAATGCCCTCCCAGCTCATTCCGCCTATTTTCATCAGAGAGTCAGCCAGTATTGCGACCGCTGCACCGACTATGACCAGTCCCGCCCCGATACCGATAAGATTTTTCGGCATGAGACGCACTGCGATAGTCACCGCAGCAAGCGCCCCCGCAATGCCGGATAAGCCCTTTGCAAGCCCCTCCCAGCTAAGCTTCGCAAGGTCAGTGCAGACAGAAGCAAATATCTTAAGTGCGCCACCGATAGCCGCAAGCGCTATGCCTGTGGATATAACATGCTTGGCTTTTCCCGTGAGATTCACAAACAGTGTTATCTCAGCCAGAAGCCCCGCAATACCAGCAAGCCCCTTGCCAAGGTCGCCCCAGCTGAGCTTCGCAAGGTCGGCGCAGACGGAAGCCATAATTTTAAGCGCAGCCGCAAGCACGACCATACCAGCAGAAGTGCTGAAAGCCCTCTTGCCGAATTTCGCGGTGTTGAGGAAAATATCCAGTTCTGCAAGCAGCACTGCAATACCTGCAAGCCCTTTAGCCAGTTCTTCCCAGCTCAGCCTTGCAAGGCCAGCACATACCGAAGCCATGATCTTAAGCGCAGCCGCAAGGATAACAAGCCCCGCCGCGCCCTTTACCGCCCGACCCTTTATAGTCGAAAGCCCCTTTGCGGCAAATATAAGTTCCGTCATAAGTACAGCGACCCCGGTAAGTCCCTTTGCTATGCCGTTCCAGTCAAGTGAGGCAAGGTTTTTCATAGCCGCCGATAATATCAGCACCGCCACAGCCATTCCGTTCATGACCGCGACAGCCTTTACCGTGCCCGCCATTTTGACGTTCATCTTGTTGAATGCCGCAAGCGACCCCATAAGCTCGACAAACAGTACACTAAGCCCGGCCAGCGCCGATGTCAGCCGCTCCGGGTCAATGCTTGCAAGCAGCAGCAGCGATACTGAAAGGATCCCAACAGCCTGCGCTATCTTCATCAGCGTTCCGGCTTTAAGCTGCTCCTGCCACCCCTGAAGACAGCCCTTCACGCCGTCCAGTATTCCGGTGACCCCGCCGAGAATATCCTTAACGCCCCCGAAACCCTTTGTGAATTTTCGTATGTTGAGGAGTATCCCGGCGAATATACCGCCGTTCACGATGTCGATAACGCCCTTTA